TTGACACTATTGGTCTGTATAGGTTCAGCAGGTTTGGCCCCCTTGTTGACGACATCCCTAACTTGCTTAAGAGTTTTTCCAGGAGTCTTCAACTTATTAGAATCACCAGTTGGTGAACTATTTTCTGGGGTAGGACCGCCTAGGTCCTCAAAAGGAGGTGTGTTACCCGGTGTGCTTACACCAGCAGCATTACTACCAGCTTTTGACATCGGTTCAGCTTTAGCAGCACCTTTCGTTACTACATTTTCCATTTCTTGTAAATTGCTACCAACGGACATTTTTCTAAATCTCTTTGATTTAATCTATATTTATTTATAATTTATAGATTTGAAAGAAAATTGTTGAATAAATTCAACTTATGTTCTTCTAATCTTTTTTGATCAACTAAAGTGTTAATTGACCTTTTTGTTTTTTCTGCGAGTTGTTCACGAAGGATACCTCCTTCCCAAACCCACTCTTTTCCTTCCATGATTCCATTCACAAATGCGTCTGGAGCAGAAGGATCGGCAACAATATCAGCAGCAGTTGCTAACTGAAAATCTTCACCTACAACTTTACACCCTGTATGGTCCTCTTTAAGAGATCCAATACCACGAGAAGATACACCCAATTTTACACCTTCATCTAAAAGTGAAGATGCAATCTTACCCATAGGGGTGCTAAGAATTTGTGCTTTACCTTTAAAGTTATTACCCTCTCTAACAAGAGATGTAATTTTATGAGAAACACGATCAAGGTTTACAGTTGGACCATCGGGATGACCCAATTCACCAAGAGCACGACCTTTATTAATAAAAGATTCGCTGTATCTACCAACTTCTCGACTAAGAGTATCTACAGGATACATTCTACCATTACGGTTTTTAATACCCCCTTGAAGAAATACACCTTCAATATACAATCTCTTGCCTGATCCTTTTCCTTCACTAATAATTTTAACAGTTGAAATTTCTTCTGTAATTAACTTCATTTTCTTAATTGGTAAATCCTACTTTGGCACATAATATAGCGGCATTTTCTGCAAAAAGACATTGAGTGTAATTTTTCCGCAAAAATTCAACAGAACCTGCTGGCATCGTAAATGATCCAACAGCAGCACCGCCCTGACTTTCTACAACACTTACCAGATAAGCATTACTTCCGTCTGAATTATAAAGACGAACTACAGGTGATTCACTAATACTACTGGCAGCACCAGTAGATGTAGGTAATGCTGTTTGAATACCTAATACTTGGGTAATGTTTGCCATTATTCCTGATCCTCTTGATCCTGGGACGGTTTATCATTAAACAAAGAAGCCGCAGCTTCTTCTCGGTTAGAATTAATTTTTTCTGCTGCTTTTGCAAACAGAACATCTTTTATTCTATCACTAATATCAGACGCTGACGAATCAGTGGCCACCAAATTAACAATTTCTTCCATGAAATCAATTATGACGTATATATTTTATTTATATCTCGGCCTTTTTAGTATCTTTTTGCATCTGAGCATTAGTTGCTGCACTATCAACTTCAGGTTCTACAGGAATGTCTCCTAATGTACCCATCTCACCTTCTTCTGGTGGAAGTGTTTCTCCAGTGACAGGATCTATCTCTGCAGGATCAGGTATAATACCCTTTTTAATTTCATCTTCAATTTGTTCATCTATTTCCATCATTTCTGCATCTGTTTGACGTAGTATCTTTCTACGAACAAATTCACTAGAATAAAATCTACCAATATAAGGTTCTATAGTAGCAAGAGTTCCTAATCTCTCATTCATCATTTCAGTTTCTTTTAATTCTGCAAACTGATTATCATAGATGAAATCATACTGAATATGATCACTTATATTATCCCAATCTTCTGGAGTAACAATATTCTTCAGAATCAATTGAGTTCTAAGTATATCATTAAACATATTTGCAAAACGTTTTCTTAAACGTCCTACAAATCTTGAGAATTTAAGTTCATCTCTTAGTATCTCTGATGAACGTCCTAAATTAAATCCACCGTCTGATGCAATCCTAGATTCAGGAACACCAAGTGCTCTATAAAGTTTCTTCTGGAAGTACTCAATGTCAGCAAGTTCTCCAAGGTTTTGTCCACCCGGAAGTGTTGTAATTTCAGTTCCTCTACCACCTTCTCTACGTGGTAACCAGAAATCTTCCATCATAGACATGAACTTTCTGTCATCTCTAATTTCACCAGTATTAGCATCATATACTAACTTATTACGATAGCGACTCATTACCTCTTTAAGGTATTGTTCTGCCTTAACTTTTGGTAAATTACCTACATCAATGTAGAAAATTCTTCTTTCTGGTGCTCTTGATAATCTGTAAATAACAAGACTATCCTCAATCATTCTAAGTTGATTAAGTGCCTTAATTGCTTTATGGAGATATGAAAGAACTGTACCCTTATTTCTATCAACTAAACCAGAACTACAGTATGCGACAGAATCTTTTGCAATTTTTATTGCACCTTTTCCTGCTCCTGAACCAGCAATCAATCCAACTGGATAATTTGGTTTAGGTGTATATACAAAATATTCCTCTATTTCTGGACTAAGAGTTTTATCATTTCCTTGTTGTCCCGAATTAACATATACACCAGATTTACCACTTTGCTTCTTTTCTTGTCGGACATATCGCATCTTCATGGGATCGATATATCTTAATTCCTGTATTCCTTCTTCAGGTTTTTTCTGATCAATTATTTTTAAGTAATAAAGTCTCCCATCAACATACCAATTTCTAAACATTTCATGGGATTTTCTATCAAAATCTAATTTTTCTTTAATGCCTTTAAATTCATCTCTAATTATTTTTTTTAATTTATCACTAGCATTTAAATTTGTAAGTTCTATTTCTATAGGTGAATCATATAAATCACTTACAATTGCTTCATTAACCACATCTTCAATAGCACCATCCGCTTCTGGATGAAGTGCCATTTCGCGATATTTTTTAATTAAATCGGATTCTGTTCTATATACACCTTCAATATCAACATAAGATCCATAAAATCCACTACTAATATAATGATCAACCCCGTCCTCGTTTGACGGAGGAACAGGGGAGACTATAGAGGGGGATTTTTTATCGGCGTCCTCAACTGAAAAACCAAAAAGTTTTGCCATATTATAAAGTTACTGTTATCGGTATCTTATTATTTATATGCGTTAGTTAATGGATTCACCACCAGCTTGTGCAGCACTTCCCTTAGTTGCTTCCCACCACTGAACTTGTAGTTCTACAGTAAATTCTTGAATAGTATCAGTAGATTCATAATTTAAGTCAAGTGCAGAAAGACTTGTTGGGAAAATATCATAAAAAGTGTATGACCTAAGAGTTGATCCATCACGATCTAATTGATGAACAGTTGCATCTTCCTGATATTCTGCTGGATTAACAGCACCACTTGCGTCTGACATTTTATTAATAATATTCATCCACTTTTCGAAAGCAGAACGAATGGAGAAATCAGTGTCGTTAATAACAGTAATACTCCAAGTTTCAAATGTTCTATCTCCGGCTATTTTTAAAATACGACCCCTAAAAGGTACATCAACTGGAGAAACAGTTGATGCAGGTAAGGATGCTGCCTTGACAAGAAATCTTGCTTTTGATAATAAATCATTGTCAACAGACACCAAAGCAGGAAATGCTAGGTGAACTTCAAATAGATTTGGTCTAGCTCCACCACCAGTTAATTTACTTTTAAAATCACTGATGGTTCTTAATGGAATGCTATTTTGTTGTACTCGTGTTGCCATGGTTCTTTATACCTTTAGTGTAATTAAACGAAAATTAAACATTACCAATTATTTCACTGAATGAAACGCCAGTTCTAGTGGCAACAAATGTAAGACCAATGAAGTTAATCGACCTTGCAGGCTTAATGTATATATCTGCAATAAACTCGTTATTATCTATAATTGCTGCAGTATTATTTGTTTCGTCACAAATAACTACATAATCTTGAATTCCTCGTTTTGATTGAACATCACGTAGGAAAGGTTCAACGATATTTACAAAGTTTGTTCTTGTAATCTCATCGTTAAATTCAAAGAGTTGATCTTTAGCAGCAGCAGAAATTGCATCTTCAAGGAAGATAAACAATCTACGAACATTGATTCTATCAAATGCAGATGCCTTAGCAAATCCAGTCTTATCACCAAACAGGACAATACCTGAACCAGGTGAGAAGATTACAGGGTTTACTCTATTTGAATAAAGTCTATCCCGTTGAATCTTAGATGGGTTATATGGTAATTTAACCGCATTCAAAATTGTTCCTCTAGACGTTCCTGCTGGTGAGAACCAAGGGAAATTATTAATATCATTTCTAGCACATGTACCAGCAATATCACCATTTAATGGAATATATCGGAAAGTATCCGCAAATCTATCGTACATATACTTGTATCCACTATCGAATATAGCATATGAAGATGAACTTATTGTTGAATAGTAACTAATTACATTTTCGGTAATAGTTTCATCATCCCTAACTGTAACTGATTGCTGCTCATCAGTATCACTTAAAGCAGCACCTCTATAAGGTGAAATAAATGCTAATGCATCCTTTCTTAATTCAGCAACTGAAATTAATTGCTCTGCTAATGCTCGTGATTCGTCTTTAGTATGATTAGCAGATCCCATAAGTAAGAAATCTACTGTATAATTCTCATCATTTTCAAATATCTTATATCCCGTGGATAATTTAGCAACAGATGCTGAAAGTGCATTTGTACTCGTAATAGTACCTATTCCATTATAATTTTTACCACGTGAAAGCGTACCAGTATCAGTTCCAATAGTATTGAAGATAATACCTTCGGCATTTTGATCCCATCCACCATCTGCTTCAAGTGTAAATCCTGAACTATATCCAGTAATTACCACTCCTGCAGGTGCAGATCCACCAAACAAATAATTAGAATTAAATTGTAAAAACTTTCTCCAGTAAGAAGGACTTCCTACAGAAAATTCAGCATCACTTGCTTTTGAAAGACTTAAATTCTTTTCAATAATTGTACCAACATTACCTGTAACTTTTCCTAAATCATCAAATGCTGCAATATGAAGTTCATCGAACCTTGCTCCTCTCGCAGCAGCATATTCTGAAGTTCCTGGACGATCTGCAATGTTATTCCATTTAATCGTAGAATTGGATAATACAATTGATTGCTGATCAAACCAATCTACTGCACTTGTAGGAGCAGCTGTTGATTCTCCACCTAAGTTTGTGTGAATAGTAACTGTACCACTTCCACTAAACTTGTAAATACCACCTGGTTGATAATCTATAGTAGTTACAGTTCCTAAACCAGAAATATGAGAAAGGAATTTAACATCAGCAGTATTAGAAGTAGTATCTATTCCAGTAATTATACCTTTAAAGTAACCTGTTAGTTCTGATGTTGTTCCTGCACCAGGTAAAATTGTTCCAGCTGGAACTGTTTGCGTAACACCGTAACCAACAGTTAAACCAACTGCAGTTCCAATACCACCAAGAATTTGATCTGCTTTACCATCAATAATGGCAACCTTAACCCCATTCGACCAAGATCCAGGATTTCTAGCACAATAAGTTACATCAGTAATTGCATTTTCATCATATCCAAGTTCTTCATAATGATCTAAACTTTTGATTTTTACTGAAGATGCAGTTCCAACAAATCCATTGGCAAATCCATTATCATCAGATCTGACAACTCTTAGAGGTCCTCCGTAAGATAAG